TTTTTATATTTTATTTTTTTAAAAGTAATCACGTGGTAGTTTATCCCAATTTACAATTCTTAAATTTCCTGACACACTTATTCTTGTCACCTTAGATTTAAATGGACAGACCCAATGTTGTAATAAAGCAGGAAACATATAGAAGTCACCTGTTTCTGGAAAAGCAGACGCACCTGTTGTAGACCAACGAGGTCTAGCTTGTTGTGTGTATTCAAATAATAGAGAACCTGGTTGAACAGATGTGCCTTCAAACTCTTTTGCTTCTTTCTCTAGTTCTTTGGGTGAATCTAAAAATAACACAAAAGAATAATCACCGCCGTGTGTGTGTTTAGGGTTAAAGTCGCCTGGTTTCATATAGTTCACCCACAAATCATCTGCTATCATCTCAACGCTCAAGTCTTCTAAACCGTGATACTTACAATGTCCTTTTCTATATGCTGTAATTATAGGATGTATTTCTTGGTAAAACCATTTTTGTATGTTAGCTGGGTAAAGATATTGATATTTTAAATGACCTGCTAATTTACTATTATAACTTTCTTTTGTTTTTTTACCTTCAACTAACAATTTTTTTATAATATATTTTGGCATTTGTGTTTTCATAACATAAGGGCCCCAGTTTATATGACCGTATTTTAAATCATTAATCGTGCTACCTATCATTCGCTGGCCTCCACATAGAGTTCTTTAGCAAACTCTTTTAGTTTACGTTTATCTAAATCAGTATCTACTTGATCTACATAGTTATTTAAAAATGTAAGTGTGTCTTCACCTTGGTCTAGTATGTCTTCTCTAACGGTTGATCTTATATCGCTAGGGTCTTCTACTATTACAAGCTCGTGTACATTTATTTCATTATAAAATCTTTCAATTAATTTACCATACATTTCTTCGTTTGTTTTTTGAGATACAAATAATTTAACAAAGCAACCGTCATAATCTTGAATACTAGTATGGTCATAATTATGTTTTGTGTCATCATACATAAACTTTTTAAATATTTTTAAAGGATTTTCTATTCTTTCTAACTCTCTTGTTTCCGTATCAAATACGTGAAAGCCTTTAGGGCAGTTATAATCTGACCACATAATTTCGTATTGTGTGCCTAGATAATAAATGTGGCCATCATCTGATTTTTTGTGAAAGTGACCAGATATTACTTTTTCAAATCTTTTAAATTGTCCTGACTCTAGGCCGTGTTCATTCATATGACCAGAATGCATTTCAAAACCTTTTATCTCTAAATGGCCAAAACATATATCGGCATTTGAGTGATCTATGGCGTGTATTGAGTCATCATAATTATCATCACAAATCCAAGGTAAGAATTGTATGAGTGTGCCGTCAAAATCAACCTCTCTAGGTTGTGTATAAATTTTTATATCAGGACCAATATTTAAATTTTCAATGGCATTTACCTCGTTTGTGTTCTTATAATAAGTGTCGTGATTACCAATTATGATATGAGTATCTATTTTTAGGTCGTGTATTTTGTCCCAAAACTTCTCTCTAAAATTGTGTGCTGTATTATGATTGATAAATTTTCTTCTATCAACAACATCACCTAAATGAACAAGTGTTTTTATATTGTTTTTTTCCAAGTAAGGAAAAAATGTTTCATCATAAAAACGATTATGATAATTCATAAACGCTGGTGAGTCGTTTCGACATCCAAAATGGGTGTCATTCAATAATGCTATTTTCATATTAACCTAAAGGACCAGATTTAGTTTTTCGTTTCTTTTTTTCTTTTTTGATTGGCTCTTCTAACTTTGTATTCTTTTGTAAAAATTCTCTAAACTGATTCTTAAATTCACCATCATCACCAGGTTGTAAAGAAAAGTCATCTAAATTATTTTCGTGTATTAGTCTTTGTTTAATTGTAACTTGTTTCTTTTCTTTTTGTATTCTTCTAATAAAAGCATAATAAATTATTTGAGTAAAGTAAGCAAAAGGGTTGTTTGATTTTGCTGGATTAAAGTTATCTAGGTATTGTAAACAATTCTCTATGCCATCACTAATCATATCGTCTCTAAATGTATAATTAATAAAATTAGGTCTATATGATAAATGATTTGCTATCTTTAAAAAACAACTGCCGATATAGTCTGTTACAGGTGGTTTGTCTTTCTTTTCTTTTTTGGCTTTGTTAACTGCTTTTTTATAACCTTTCATAGCTTCTAAAAACTCAGCATTGTTAACATAATGTTCGGGCTTTTTCTTTGATCTTTTCATAATATATAATATACTCTATGTTGTCTTATTTGTCAAGCTTGTGTTAATTTTTTGCCGTTTGTAACTACCTTTGCCTTTTTTAGGTTTGACAATTTTCGGTTTAAATTTTGGTGTTAATAGTTCTTTAGCAATAAAGTTTCTACGTTTCATATCAGCATTGACTTTTTGTTAATTTTGCATATAATAGGGGTGTAGCCCATTGAGTAGGAGCTCCTAGTACCCTAATGTAATGTTTTCTTTTTAAATAATGGTGGAATATGTTCGTTAAATTCATCATCACCAATATCATCAAATATCTCATTTAACTTTTGATTATCTTTATCAGAAAAGGCCTGTCTTTTATAGGCATTATCATCTTTCTTAGCCTCTTCAATTTTATCATAATTATTGGCCATATGTTCATACGATCTACCCATTTCTGTACTAGCGTTTGTAATAGTTAGTATTTTATCTTTTGGTATGGTAATTATTGAATCGTTTGTATAGGCCGCCCATTTAATTAAAGCAATATAATCTTTTATACCCATTGAAGTAAGTTGAGGTACATACTTAATTAATAATGGTTTTACAATTCTAATTAATGGCGATTTATGTTCTAATTGTTTTTCTGGAAAAGAACAGACAATATCGTCACCGTTTACTAGTTTGATTATTTTTACTTGTTCCATAAGCTGATGCATTTATTTTAAATCTACATTATGAATTTCATAATTAAAGTCTTCTTCATTGTAAATATTTATCCTCTCTCTAAAGTGTGCTAACGTATAGTTTTCTTTATCTTTGTGTGTCAAATCATCTGATATATCATATAAAGTAGCTTCAGAATTATTATCTTTTAATCTTAAACCTCTACCTATACTTTGTAAGTTTCTTATCCTAGATTTAGAAGGACTAGCAAAGACAATGTTATGAAGATTCCTGATATTAATGCCTGTACTGAAAGTCCCAAAGGACGCCACAATGATGGCGTTATCACTTTTTTCCGTGATGAATCTAATTTTTTCTCTTTCTTCCGCTTCAACGCCACCGTGGACGTAAAATATTTTTTTATCATCTGCTTTTTCCTCTATCATTTCTTTTAGTTTTTGTCCGTGTTTTTCTACGTATTGAAATAAACATAGTGTATTGCCTTGTAGACCCGTCACCAAGTTTCGTATAAACTTATTTCTTTTTGTGTTGGTAACCAAAAAGTCCATTTCTTCTTGGTAATTCTTGTCTTTTATAAAGTCTCTTTCCGTTTTACCGTGTTGTAAGACCAAACAGTATATCTTCAACTCAGCTAGTTTGCCTGTCTCCTGAAGTTCGCTTGTGGATACTACTTTATTTACATTACCAAAAAGGCCCTCCAATACTAATTTATGTGTTTTTGTACCGTCTAAAGTACCTGTAAGACCAACTCTATATTTACATTTTGTAAGTTTAGTCATTATCTTTGTCAAAGAAACAGCCTTAAATAAGTGTGCTTCGTCACCTATGACCGTGCCAATATCTGAAAACCATTTTTTAGGCATATTATAGATTGATTGCCAGGTTGTTATAATAACTCTTTTGTTTGTTTCTTTATCGTGGCCTTGATATATCTTGTGTACGTTTCTTTCACTATTGTAACCATAATCTTTAAAATCTTTAAACAGTTGTTCTACCAATGATGTGGTTGGCACGACAATTAATATCTTGCTTTGTTTGTTTTCTTTTAGTCTTAACAAATTAAAGATCATTATTAAGTATATAATAAGTGATTTACCAGAGGCAGTTGGCGATAATAACAAACATCTATTTTTTCTAACAGCGTGAACAAAGGCCTCTTTTTGATAATCTCTTACTTCAATATTTGGTATTTTTAATGCTTTGATAAACTGTTCTATTTTACTATCATCAATATTAGTGTCTTTTATTTTAGTACCATCAACAACTTGTATATTGTTTTCTTTACACCAGTTTACTATATAATAATATAAACCAGTATAAATTTTACCACTAGCATAATTAAATAATCTAATCTTGCCATCCCATACTCTGTTTCTAAATTGTGGCATAAATTTAAAACCAGGCACCTCAAAGGTAAAGTATTCACCTAACTCACGTCTAATATCGGCGTCAGCTTCGATTTTAAGATATACTTCGTCTATTTTATCTATGATTAGGTATCGGGTAGTTGTCATTAGATAGCGCCACTAGTAAACTTTCTCCAGTCTATAGCGTTCTTTATTGTAAAACCACGATTAGCTATTACTCGTATAGTTCTATCTAAAAAATCAACTGTTGTGTCAAGGTAGTCAACCTTTTGTTTTGCTTTTTGTAATTCAGTATCAGATTCTAAATATTTGTCTATATCAGTTCGTAAAATTTTTAAATCAAATGGTTTCTCAGCATATACTTCAGCTGGTGCTTTTCCTGTGTAATATTCCCATTTATCTTTTTTCATAGTATTATATTCAGTTTCAGCACGACTTAACATTAACTTAAACTTTGTTAAGTGCTTCATATATTTGTTGTGTAATTGAGGTGTTTTTAATGACTCTAAATCTAATTCAGTATCATTAATCTTTAAATCTTTATCAGCTTCTAATTGTAGTTGTTCTAAATCCATAATATAACCTTTATATCACAAAACTCAAAAAAAGTAAAGCTTTTAAGAGGTTGTTACTTGTGTTGATGATGAACCAACATTAGCAAAATCATATATCGTATATCTAAAAGTTACCGTTGATGTTAGATATTCTACGTCTGTTGCTTGTTGGTCATATTGTAGTCCTGTTAGAGACACTGGAAATAAGTCTCTGAATCTAATCTCTACCTGAGGATTATTTTTACTTGATAGTACAGTTAACGTGGCGTCTGAAAAAGCTGGCCCTTGGTCTGTAGTGCCAAACTTTACTTTTCCTGGTTCTGTTGAAACACTTGTGTTTGATACAGGAAATCTATCTGATCCAGCGTTAATTAAATTTTGAAATTCTGAATGATCTCTAGGAAAACCTAAACCCACGAGCCAACCGTGTATCTCTTGGAAGTTTTCTAGGTTTTCATCTACCAAAAATGTCATATTTAATTCACCATAAGTTAACTTGTCACCTGGTTGTGGTATATCTTTAAATCTAGTTACCTGATCTATCGTACCACCAAGTGTTATGCCTGGTACGTTTACTTGTGTACAGAAATAAGTTACTTTTGGTAGTTTAATTATGTTAAATTTAAACTGTGTAGGGCTAGCGTAATCTAGCTTTGTTGGTTGTCTATTATATGTATTTGTAGTAGTCATACTACTATTTATTAGTTTCCTTATCTACTTCTTCCCAATCTTTTTCAGTAGCCATTTTTTCTAATTGCTTCTCTTTTTCTGTAAGTATTTCTTGATGTTCTTGTACCTTTTGTATTTCTTCTTCAATAAACTCTAGTCTATTTTTCTTTTCAGGTACTAATAGTATGACCGCCAATAAAAGAGCGGCCGTGATTGAGAAAATCCAAAGATATTGTGTTAGTAGATTTTTCATATTAATATTTAGTGCATAAAAAAAGGCGAGGTTTTGAGGCCTCGCCTTTTTAATTTGGTTAAT